GTAAAAATAGATACCCTATCTATACCCTATCTATACCGTAGGTATACATCTGTATCTGTATATATATATTATTTATTATTATTTATATTAATTATTATTAAATATATTATTAAAATAAAAGTATATAATTTATAACCTCTAAAAATGTTTTTTGTAATTTTGACAAGAATAAAAAGTTGTGGTATACTTTTCTCAGATATTAAATCTGGTTGGAGTAGACCAACGAAAAAAATCTAGGAGGAGATATTATGAAAGATTATTTAGAAAAATTAGAAATTGGAGAAGAAGGGCTTACAAAAGACCAAATAAAAGGTATTATTGCTGAGGCGAGCAAAATGACCACTAATGAAGTTAATAAAATTAAAAATGAATTAGAAAAGGAAATTGCTGAAAAAGATGAAGTAATAAAATCACTTAATGAAGATATAAAAAAATCTCCAAGCGCTGATGAACTAGAAAATCTAAAATCAAAAATTGCTGATTATGAAACAAAAGAAAAAGAAAGAAAAGAACAAGAAGATAAAAAAATCTTTGAGGAAAATCTTAATAAAAATGTTTTAGAGGCAATTGGCGATGCTGAATTTGTTAATGAAAGAACAAAAAATGCAATCATTAACGAAGTAAAAACTGCTTTACAAGATAAAGCAAATGTTGGCAAGTCTGCTAAAGATATTTTTGAAACTATCACAAAAGATAGCACAGACATATTTAAAAACAAAAATGAGTTAAAAGATATGCCTGATATTCAAGAAAGTAAACCTGCAGAAGGCAAGTCAACAAGCGAGGGTATAAAAATCAACCCTATGTTCAAAACTGATTTTTAGAAAGAAAAGGAGAGGATTAAATTATGGCTAATACAATTAACCACGCTGCAAAATATAACAGAGAATTAATAGAAACATTCATTGAAAATTCTTATGCAGCACCATTTGTTGCAACTAACGTTGATTGGTTAGATGCAAAAAACTTCCATTTTACAATTTTACAAACTGGAGGTTATAAAAACCATGCTTTAACTGGAGGATGGAATAGACAAGCAATAACTGAAACTGACAAAATTTACACAGTTACTCAAGACAGAGATGTAGAGTTCTTCTTAGATAAAAGAGAAGTTGATGAAAGCAACAGAACTGCTACAATCGAAAATGTATCAAATACATTTGAAAAAAATCAAGCAACACCAGAAAAGGATGCTTACTTCTTTAGCAAAGTTGCAAGTGAAGCAGCAACTGCTAACATGAAGAGCTCAACTGCTATTGCAGACTATACTAGTGCAAATATCTATACTAAAGTAGTTCAATTCATTGGTAAATTAAGAAGATACAGAAACAAAGGTTTAATCGTTTATGTTAGACCTGAATTAATGGATTTACTTGCATTATCAACTGAATTATCACACTCTATTGAAAGTATGGGATTTGTTGAAGGTGGAAAAGCAATTCAAACAAGAATTACAAAAGTAGACAATGTTCCAGTTGTTGAAGTAATTGATGATGACCGTTTCTATTCACAATTTAACTTTACTGACGGATTTGCACCAGCAAAAGGTGGATTTAAAATCAATATGTTAGGTTGTACTCCAATGACAACTAAAGTTGTACCAAAGATTGAAAGTATTTATTTCTTTGCACCAGGAGAACATACTGAAGGCGATGGATACTTATATCAAAACAGAGCACACTATGACACATTCGTATTCCCTAACGGAAAAGATGGCAAAGTTGATAGTGTATATGTAGATTTAGATACAACTGCTGTTGAATAGTGAGGTGGCAATATGATTTTAGTTAATAAAGGAAATATTCAATTAGAAATTGAAGAAGTAGAACTAGAAAAATATTTGTCAATGGGTTATGTTAAATATGAACCTAAAAAAGTTGAAGTTAAAGCAGAAACCGAAAACAAAAGAAAACCTTTAAAAGAGGAAGAATAACGATAGGAGGCATTTTAAATGGAGTTTAAAGGACAATATCTAACTTATCAAGAGTATCAACTTCTTGGTGGAACTCTTGAAGAAATGCCTTTTAATTTATTAGAATTTAATGCTAGGAAGAAAATTGATGAAAGAACCTTTGGAAGATTAGTTGATAAAGGGCAAGAATATAAAGAAGTTAAATTGTGTGTTTATAATATGATTACAACTTTAAATAGTTATAGTTCATACGACACGCAAAATAAGGCTATTTCAAGCGAAAGCACTGATGGGTATAGTATTTCATACGGAACACCCCAAAAGTCTACTACAGAGGCTAAAAATAGTGAATTAGAAGATGTTATAAATAGTTATCTTGCTAATGTTGTTATAGACAATGTTCCTGTGTTATATAGAGGTGCAGATGTTAGTTAATTCAAGCCTAACAGTCTATCATAAAGTTGAAATAGACCACGATTATAAATGGGTTAGATATTTCTATGAAAATATATGGTGGTTTGGTGGCAAAGGTTCAAGTTTAAATAAAGGTTATGAAAATGCGAACGATGTTCAAATTAGAATACCTTATGACTTGAACCCAGACCTAGACTACAATAATTTTGGAATAGGCGATATTTTAGTTCAAGGCGAATATGAGGACATTGTTAGTGAGAATGATTTAAAAGATTTAAACATTCCATATTACAATATTACTTCCTTAAATAATAATGTATTTGGCAATAACAAGCATATTCATGTGAGTGGTAAGTAATGCCGGTAAAAATGCAACCTACAAGTGTTATAAAGGCAAATTTAGGTATTGAGCCGAATGGCAAAGTACAAAAATTTTTTACGAATACTTGTTATAGATACATGGATAAATATGTTCCTAAAGACACTGGTGCATTAAGAGAAACTGTTACTTTGACAGCTGATACAATTACTTATGAACAGCCTTATGCACACGCACAATATGTTGGAATAGTTCATGGGAGCCCCGTGCAAAATTATACTACACCAGGGACTGGGCCTTATTGGGACGAAAGAATGAAAAGTGCTGATATGCAAAATGTTGTTGCAGAAGTTCAAAACTTTGTTAATAAAGGAGGCAAATAATGATTATCGATGTTGAAAACACAAGAATTGCTAAACTTGGCAAGTATTTAGAAACTATACTTGAAGAATTAAATAGCAAGTATAAAAAGATAAATGCTGATTTTTTAGGAATAGATGTTAATAATTATTCGCTTGATAAGATACCGACTGCTAGTGAAGTGGAAACTTGGCTAACTGGAACTAAAATTTGCCGAGATGTGTATTCATTTAGAAGTAGAAATGCTTATTCTAGCGACCGATTAAGTAATCTTAAAAACATAGGTTTTTTTGAAACATTTCAAAAAATAATAAATTCTAATAATGATAATGGCATTTTGCCTGAAATTGATAATATAGAAAGTATTGAATGTTTAAATCAAGGAACTTTTAATTATGCTGATGAAAGCATGAAAACTGCTGTGTTTGATATTCAATTACAAATAATTTATAGGGAGGATTAAAATGAAACCAATTAAAGCAAAAGTATTATGCTCTTACAATGGAGTTTGGTATGACAAAGGCGAAGAAATTAAAGTTGAAACTAAAGAAGATTTAGTTAGACTTAATGAAAAAGGTTTTATTGAACCTCTTACATTTAAAGATATTCAAAATTTTGGTAAAGAAGAAATACCAAAGAAAATTTTTAGAAAAGAGGAGGAGAAATAAGATATGGCATTAGTACCAAGTGGAATTAAAAAGGTAGATAGAAGTCAATGGTTAACTTATCTTGATACAACACCAAGTGAAGGAACTCCAAATTGGGCTATTTTAGGTGTTGGTATTACTGAATTTGCTATTGCATATAATCCACAAGTAGATACAGAAAAATGGATTATAGAAGATAATGCAAGAAACGACCATACTTCTAACCAAAAACAAGGTAGTGTATCACAAAAAATTTACAAAGGTGACCCATGTTTTGAATTTGCTCACAAAGGTTGCGATAAATTAAATTATATTACACATATTCTTGAAATTGATCGTTGGAATGGAACAACTGAAGGCAAATATCCTGCTAAAATGAGTGATGGTATGATAGCAATTACTCAAAAAGGTGGAGACAATGCAGTATTAGAATACGATTTATATTTCAATGGTGAACCAACTGAGGGAGAAGTAACATTTGCTGGAGATGTACCAACATTTACACCAAAAGCATAATAAGACCATTGAGGGTTAGGGTTAATAGCCCTAGCCTTTTATTTTTAAATTAAGAAAGAGAGGAATAAAGTATGACAGACAATACAATTCAAAAAATAGGATTAAAAAATGAAAATATATTAAAATTAGAAATAGTAGATGAAAAAGGAAATAGTACAAATGAATATTTAGAGTTCGATTTGGAAGATATAGAGTTGCCTTTTAAATATCAAGAAATAATTGAAAGATTAAAAAAGAGCAGACAAAATCTTAAAAATCAATTTGCAATAATTGAAAAGAAACAAGACCATAAAGGAAAGAAATTAATGAGTTCAAATGAAGAAGAAAAGTTAAAAGCACTTAATAATTTTTATAAAGAACAAGTTGAAATTTATAATGTTTTCTTGGGCGAAAATGGAGTTCAAAAGTTATTAAATGGTAGAAAGTTGAGATGGACTACTTTAAGTGAAATTGATGAGTTAATAGAAAAACAAATTGCACCACAATTAGATTTAACTATGAAAGACATTACTAAAAAGATAAAATCAAAATATTCTAGCAAGAAAGAAGATAACGTACTTGAATAATCCAGAATATGTAAAAATCGGAGATAAAAAATATAAAATTAATACTGATTTTAGAGTTGCTATTGAGTGCAATAATATAGCACAAGATGATACCATTGGCGATACTGAAAGACCACTTGCTATAATTTATAAGTTATATGGTGATGAAGGCCTTGACAATCCTCAAGACTGGGAAAAGTTGCTTGAATTAGGTATTAAATATCTATCACTCGGAAAAGATACAAGCAATGTAGATAATGGCACCGAAATAGACATGGATTTTAACGAGGATATGGACTATATAGAGGCTAGTTTTATGAGCGATTATAGAATAGACCTTACGACCGAAAAAATGCACTTTTGGAAGTTTTATACACTTTTAGAGGGACTGTCTAATAGCGAATTAGGTAATTGTTGCGTATTAAATAGAGTTAGAAACTTAAGAACTTTTGATTTATCACAAATAAAAGATAATAAAGAGCGAGAAAGACTAGCAAAAGCACAAGAAATGGTGGCTTTAAAAAGCACTAAAAAGGAAATTGAACTTACTAAAGAACAAGAAGAAAGCATGAATAAATTAAATGAAATCATTGGATTTAAAAAATAGGAGGTGATTTTATGGAACAAGGTAAAGTTGTAATTGGAACCGAATTAAACACTGCTGACTTTGATAAAGATATTTCAAAAATAGAAAAAAGATTAGAAGAACTTGATAAAAAATCTAAAGAACCATTTGAAATTAATGGCATTAAAGTTACTGGAGTAAATAATTTAACTGATGAAGAAGTAAATGAATATAATGATTTACAACAAAAATTGGAAGAATTATATAATCAAAAAATGGAACTTAATAAAGTAGAAAAAGACATTACTCAAGAATTAAATAATCAAGAGGCAATTATTGAAAGGCAAAATTCATCTTCTCAACAACAAGTTTCTAATAATTCTACAAATGCAAGCAAAATACTTGAAATGTCAAGAGAATTAGAAGAAATGGTTCAAGAATACAATGCTATTCAAAAAGCAGATATTATAAGTAATAAAGATTTGGAAAGAGCCAAAGAAATAAAAAAAGATATAAAAAAAACTGTGAAAGAAATTGAAAAACTCGGTGGTGGCAAAATAAATATTCGTGGAATAACTGACATTCCTAAACAATTTGATGGAATAAACACAAGTTTAACTAAAACAATAAAAAAAGTTGCAAAATGGGGCTTGGCAATATTTGGTGTTCGTTCTGCTTATATGGCTGTTAGAAGTGTAATGAGTACTATCTCACAATATGAAGATGGTATGAAAAACAACATTGATTATATTAAATACGCACTAGCATATACATTAAAACCAATTGTAGAATGGATTTTAAATGCTGTCGTTAAGTTATTACAATATGTTAATTACATAGCAAATGATTGGACTGGCAAGAACTTATTTAAAACTGCGGACGCTTTCAAAAATGCTCAAAAAAATGCAAAAGGGCTAAATAAAGAACTACAAAAAACTACTGCTAGTTTTGATGAAATGAATGTTTTACAAGACACAAAAAGTGGTGGTGGCGGTGGTGCTGATATTACTGCTCCAAACATTGATTTAACTGGCATGCAAGGAGAAATTCCACAATGGCTAAAATGGATAGTAGATAATAAAGATTTAATATTATCAGTATTTGCAGGTGTTACTGTTGGGTTGTTAGCTTGGAAATTAGGTTTAACTGGTATTCAATCGTTAGGAATAGGATTAGCAATTGCTGGAATTGTTTATGCAATACAAAGTATTATTGAATATTTGCAAGACCCTAGTTTTGAAAATTTTGGCAAAATAATAACAGGAATAGGCGTTGCTGTTGCTGGCGTTGCCATAATATTTGGTGCATGGCCTGTAGTGGTTGGCGGTGCTATTGCTGCAATAGTTGGATTAATAATATCTAATTGGGAAAAAGTAAAAGGATTTATGCTAAATATTTGCAAATGGTTAGAAAATAATTTTGGATTAGTTGGAAAAGTAATAAGCGGTACTATAAAAACTAGTTTAAATTTATTTGAAGGCTTATTTAAAGGAGTAAAACAAATATTAGATGGTATAATAAAAATATTTAAAGGGGACTTTAAAAATGGTATAAGTTTAGCCATGAAAGGCATAGGAAATATAATAATAAGTGTTTTAAATGCTGTTATTGAGGGATTTAATGCTTTTATTTGGCCAATAAGAGGTTTAATAGTTGCCGCTGGTAAAATAACTGGCAAAAGTTGGACTATGGATAATATCAAAATACCTAGAATACCTAAACTTGCAAAAGGAGGTATTATTAATCAACCTGGTAGAGGACTACCAATAGGTTACGGGCAAGCAATTGGTGGCGAAAATAGAGCCGAGGGTGTTATTCCTTTAACTGATAGCCAACAAATGCAATTGTTAGGTGAAGCAATAGGTAGATATGTTACAATTAATGCAAACATTACAAATACAATGAATGGGCGAGTAATTAGTAGAGAATTACAAAAAGTAAATAATGCTAACGACTTCGCATTTAATAGGTAGGTGGTTATATGTTTATAGATAAAAATAGTTTAATAGTAAATAACATTAATCTTGGCAATTATATAGTCGAAGCAAGATATGGTTACAACAAATTATGGAGTAGTGATAGTGGAAGAAATTTGGCTGGAACTCAAAGCGGAACATTAATTGGTATATTTCCTAAAATAATAGTTCAATTTAGAAAATTGACACAAACAGAACTTGAAACTTTAGCACCTATTCTTGATAGTGCAAGGCAGACAGTACAATATTATGACCCTAATAAAAAGGCAATGACAACAATGACTACATATACTGGAGATTATGAAGTTATTAATAAAGGTATTATAGGTCATATTAAAAATGAGGGATTTCAAATATCTTTCATATCTACTAAAAGGAGAGTATAATGAAAATACATACTAATAGATTTAAAGAAGAAATTGGTTCAAACGGTAGGCAACTTGATAGCATTATTACTTATAAATTAAATGGAGTGGCACAAACACTAACAAGTGAACAATTAAATGGTGTTACTCCCACCTATCAAGGTGCGATTTTAAAGTCTGTAATGAAACAACTTGATATTGATAGTAATGTTGATATTCCAATTGGGACAAGTATAAATTATAAATTTGGGGTTTTGGTTGATGGAAAATTTGAATATCTTAATTTTGGAAATTATATTGTTTATTCAAGTGAAAAGCAAGAAGATTTAGAAAGCTATAAATTGATTTGCTATGATAAGTTGCTATTTTCAATGATGGACAATCAAGATTTGGGAGTTACTTATCCAATAAGTGTTAGAGATTATTTGAAAGCCTTATGTAACAAATTGGGGCTACAATTTAAAAATGCAAATGATAATTTTGTTAATTATAACAGAATGATACAAAAAGAATTATATGTTGGGCAAGAATATACATATAGAGATATACTTGATGAATTGGCACAAGTAACAGCAAGTACAATTTGTTTAAATGAAAATGA